AACCAAGTTGGTTGATTTGGTCCAGAAACACCAGCAGAATTATAACAAGCATAAAATCTTCCAGTAGCTGGATCTGGTTTAACAAGATCTCCTCTAGTATATGAAGTGTTAGCCGACCAAGTATCCACAGACCCTGGTGTAGCATATTTACATTCTACTCCTTTAAAAGGCCAGCTACAGGTCTTAGGCAAATACCTATATAATGGAAACTGTCTTCGTAAAGGATTAGGAGCACCAAGAGACCATGTAGCCCAATTAACATCAGAAGAAGCACTAATAATAGTATATGTAGTTTGTAGCATAGAATAATCTTCTAACAAATAGGCATTATTTATTAATGTTACGACTACAGTTCCTCCTAAACCACCATTATTAATTTCTAAATAATATTGAATAAACCTGGTTACATTACTGACTCTTAACTGAATGCTAGGCAATTCTCCCTTGTTCGCCATTTTTTGCGCTTCTAATTCAAATGGAAAAGCTGTATAACTATTACCTTGGAAAGTAACATCTTCAGTATTCCTGACAAATCTTAAAATAGTAGAGTCTGGTAAAGTTATATCAAGAAGAATCAGCCAAGGATCGACTTGACTAATTAAATTCTTTTGTGTTTTTAAATTGCTCGGTAAAGTAAGCATCACACTTCCTGTAAATTAATTTCTACAGTAAACAATTCTCCTTTGTACACATTACTAAATACTGGAATAGTCAAAAATCTTACTGTGTAAGAAGTATTGTTAACTGGATTAGTCCAAGTAAAAGAATCGACAGTGCCCTTAACAGTATCTAAAAAAGTATCTAATGTACCTTTATCAGTTGAACTCATTAGATTATACTTAAACTTCCAAGACTTTCTCACTCTGGTAAATCTAGCCCTGGTGTGTAAATATCCTGCTTCCATCGAAGTTTTAATCGAGGAATCTTCTCTCTGCTCATCTATAGGATAAACTGGTTTTGCTGTTAATGATGGGTATGTATTTGGCATTTTATGCTGTCCTATATTGACGTTTGATTGTCATATCTGTGTTTGCTAATTCAAGCATTATATTTTTTACATATTGCTTTCCATTCCAGATATTTGAAGTTGAAGTCTGTTTTACTTCCATCCCTGTTTTATTTTCTATGTTAACATAGACATCTCCTCCAACTCCAGAAACATTACCATTGTTAATATTATTTAAAGCAGCAACTCCTTTCCTGGAAACAACATATTCACCTTTCTGAAGAATAGCTGGAACCTCATCGCCAGCCAATGAGTTATGACTACCAGAAACATAACCTCCGGAATGATAACCAATATCTTTTATAGCATCTTTGGACAAAGATAAACCAAACATCCCTAAAAAATCTCCAGCTCCACTCATTGTCTTTGCTGCTAATATTTTTGCCACCCCTCTTAACATAATATTTAAAAAGGACTGAAATATCTCTCCTAATGTCCTAAATTTACCAGTCATCATACCAAAATAATTATCTTCGAATGTTTGAGCAAGATCCTTAGCTGCTTGAGATCCTGCTTCTAACATAGCCCTATTCATATCTCCCTGAGCAGTAATAGTATCAGAAAACCCTTGCTTTAAACTACCAAGCATAGTTTTTCTTTCTTCTGCTCTTCTAATTTCTAAATCTTCAAGTCTATTTATTGCATCTAACTGTTCTTTAGTTTTACCTTCTTGAGTAGCTTGAAGTCTTATCTGAATATATTTTTGCTCAGTTATTTTCTTTTGTAGAATATAATACTGTTCCCAGTTGCCCAACATCTGTTCTGCTGAACTAGAATAATTCAAAGCATCTTGAACATTTTTTGTCTTTGCAAGTTCATTAGATATTTTAGCTAACTCATCTTTCCATTCTTTAGATTTTTCAATAATAGAATCGATGTCTATTCCTTTTGTTAAACTGGAATCAAGATTGCTCCAAGACTTTTTCAAATTATCGAAAAACATTTTATTCTGAGCCAGTTCAATATTTAACCGTTCTTCATTAGCAGTAGGAATAGAAGAATATAAACTTTTTAAATAATTCCATTTATTTGTTTCGTTTGCTTTATCTAATTCATTAAAAGCATTTGTTATATATAATCCTCTTAATCTATAAGACAGTTCTACTCCTAATTGTTTTTCAAGACTTTGTCTTAATGCTTCTGCCTTATTAACTATCAAAGCCTTTTCTATCATATATGATTTATCTGCATATTCAGTATTACCTGTTAGTAAATCTTTATAAGCAGTTAAATATCCCTTTTCTGCTTCGGACATTATTTTTGCTGTTTGGGCTGCATACCACTTTTCCCTATCAAACCTATCATCTAATATACTTTTATACTTCATTTCTTTTATTCTTAAGGCTTCTATTTCTGCATACTGATATTCCATAGAAAAAGCATTTAATTCCTTATAATAAGCAGCAGTATTTTCCAGTAGCTCTTTTCTCATTCTTATTCCAGACTGCTCGAATTTTATATTGGCCGAATTTGCTTTAGATCTTTCTTGAGATTCTCTAATAAAATTTTGTTTTCTCCAAAATTCAGTAACATTAAATTTTTCAGCTTCAATAGCCAATCTTTTTTGAGACTCTTGATAATCTTCTGCAAATCCTCTTTTTCTTTCCTCTTTATTTATAGCATTTTCTCTTCGTCTCATTTCTTTAGCTATAGCAAGTTCAGATTCGCCCTGTTCCCTTAACTTAGCTTCTATCAATGGTAATCTGGATCTAAGCATATCTATATATTCTTTATTTTCTTCTTTAAGAATAGAAAGTTCAGCTTCATATTTTTGCATTAATAATTGAGGAGTAGCTGCTAATAATTTCTGTTCTTCTTGAATTCGCTCTACTAATTCTGCTTTTGCTTTAGCTCTAATTTTTGATTTTTCTTCTTCAGCTGTTAACTGCTCATTATTAGCAATCTTCCTAGCTATTCTTAATTGTTCCTCCTTATCCCTCATTTTTTCATTAACATCTATTAGATCTTTCCCTCCTTCTGCCATCTCCTTAACAGAATCAGTAAATTCTCCACCTTGATTAATGAGTATATTCAGAGAATCTTTCATTGCGTCTGTTCGAAAAGTAACTGCTTGAGCAACCATAGCTAAAGTAGTTCCAACCATAACCGGAATTTTATATAAAGCAGATACTCCAGAAGCTACCATTTTAACAAAAGCTGCTACATACCCAGTTAATTTTGCAAAAGAATCTGCCAAAAAAGAAAAAACTGGCAACAGGTTTAATAAAATCTCGCCTATTGGTTTCAAAGCATAATAAACAGCCTTTACTGAATTTTCTATCGAAGCCCATGCCTTTATTCCAATATCAGAAATAAGAGAAGTTAAATCTCCCCATTCTCCAATACTCTTTTTCACATCCATTTCTTTATTAAGACTTTTCAAAGCTGCTGTTATATTATTAACAGCATAAGTTAATGCTGGTCCAAATAATTCTCCTAATCCTAATTTTAACTCTTCGGTGAATCTGGAAAGAGAAAGCATAGTTTTTCCAGCAGTGCCCATAGCTGCTTCATATGCTCCCTCTATTAATATTCCATATTCTATAACAGCATTAGCACGAGCCTGGGCTTTTTCTTTTTCTGTTAATTGTTCTGTTGTTTTCTTTAAAGATCCAGCCATCTTCGCATAGGCAGCTTCGAACTTAACATTAATGCCCATCGTTTTTAATATTTCTACTTCTCCCGATCTGATACCATTAATCATCCTTTGAAAAGCTTCTGATGAATTAATATTACCAATAACGGCGGCATCTTGAGCTACTCTAGCTAATTTAGAAGCATCACTTAATTTAATCTGAGAAGAAGCTAACTTAATAATAGCGTCTTGGGCTGCTTGAGTAGTTATACCCATCTTTTTAACTTCTTCTACATATTTTTTTGTTTCTCCTGCTGAATATCCTGCATTTTCTCCTACTACATTTAAAACGACTCCTAAAGTCTCAACCCTTGCCCCCAACATAATCGATTCTTTTGTTAAACCAGAAACCATAGAAGTCAATTTTTCTATGGTAGAAATAACAGCTGAAGCAGCCACATTACCAGCAGCCATAGCTAGAGCTACCCCAGAAAATTCTTTATTTACTATAGAGCCAAAACTAGACACTTTCTCTTTAGCAGTACCTAAAGAAGCATTAAAATCTTTACTATCTAAATCAAGCCCTACAAAAATCGAACCTACTTTTTCTCCCTCAGCCATTCTTTCTCATCTCCATAAAATAATTATGGACTTGTACTACTTTTTCAAAACAGTTTTTCTGGTTCTTAATTTCATACAAGTCCATTAATGTTTTTATAGCAACATAATTCAAATCGATTATATTAACCCCAACTATTAATTGGTTCCTTCCTAATATGTATATTGTAAAAGCATCTTCATTTTCTTCAAATAAAACTTCCCGACAAGTTTCACAAGGAGAAACACTCCCTTTATTTTTGTGTATTATTTTGCAGGCTTCACACGATGGCTTTTCATTATGCCATTGTATGAAGCCTATCAATTTTTTATTTCATCCTCCGCATTCTCTGATACTAGATCAGCAAGAATTTTTATTTTTTCGTTTACAAAATTAGAAAATTTTAAAGACTTACCCATCAGTAACAGCTTCATCTCTTTATTACAAGGTATAGAGTTACCTCTGGAATCAAAAAATTTTTCCCAATCGACTATACAGAAATCCCAAACTAACTGGGATTCCAATTCTTCATTTACTTCGTCGTAAATCACTCTTTGATTGTTTTTAAATTCGATTTTCTTTTTAGTAGTCTGTTTGCGGATGTTCTTTGTATCATCAACAGCACAAACTCTTAAACAAACCCTGCTCCCATTTTCATAATCAAACCAAGTACCAGGATTAAGATCATTTAAATTAAATAAAACACCTTCTGACATAAGTTCCTCCTTTCTAAATCAATCTTAAATAATTGTTAAAGCAGCACCAGAACATTTTACTGTGAAATCAATAGTACCAACTCCAGCTTTATCAAAAGCTACAGCATTACACTTAGTAACTAACCATGTTCCACCAGAACCAAGACAAATATAAGAAGTGCTATCAATATAAAACTTCAACTGAGCGCTTGACAGAGTCGAAGAATTTTTACAAGCACTATCTAAAAGAGTTTGTCCTGTAGAATCTGTTGGATCATAATGGCCTTTAAAAGTAATTTCTCCTGAATCACCTAAGCCGAAAATATACTTTTTGATATCATCTCCAAAAGCTGTAACTTCTAAAGCATCCCTTGAAAAACCAGAAACAGTAAATTCACCAATCTCAGCCACTTTGTAAGTTCCTGCATAAACACTAGCAAATTTTCCAACTTTTGTTGCCATCTTTTATTTCCTCCTATTGTTAAGTAGATTTTTATATAGACGATGGAAATTCTTCTCTACTCCTATTATGGCATAGTGAATAACTTCAATCGATGTATCCACAAATATTTTGTATCCCTTTTTTCTAAGTCTACTACAAAAACCAATATCTTCTCCTACAGTTTTTCCATCCTCTATTTTAGAAAACTCAAACCAAGGAAATTCCATATCCCTAAATATTCTTGTCTCATATAAAACGCATGCTGTCCCAGTAGCATCAACTTCTAAAAGACTTCCTTCTTCATAATCTGTGATTAATTCATATCTTCCTATTTCTCCTTTATATAATATAGGATCAAAATCGGGATACCTTCTGTGGACCATGCCGTGAACTATAGGTAATTTATGCCTCAATAATTTAGGAATAGTATCCTTTGGGTATGATTGATCTATATCTAAAAATAATATATGGGAACATCCAGCATCTATTGCTCTTGAAACAATATTATTTCTTAGATCCTCAATAGGCCCGTTTTTAGCAGGCAAATAAACAAAATCCGGTTTATCCATCTGTATAAATGAATCAAAGAAACCACTATTAACATAAGGGAAAGTATTTGGTATTCCTATTCCTAATTTGAAATTACTAATCTTTATCATCAGAATCCACTGCTTCTATTTTAATGTTATATTTTCTAAATGCTTTTACGACAGTATCTAATACTTCATTTTGTAAATAAAATCCATATTCACACTTGGCCAGATTGTTAACTTCAAAATTCAAACTAAATTTAAAAACATGTTCACTAGGCAATTCTAAAATTTGTAATAATTCCTTAATTAGCTTGTGTTGTTCTTTATAGTTATACATCTTCTTCTTTCTTTTTAAATAAAGCGACTCCACACTTGTTATATTTCTTAGAAATATATTCGTTTATAAACTTGTAATCTTTGTTTTTCTTTAATTCTTTAACAAATGGCTTAACTCCTAAATTATCAAAAAAAGAATCATGGAAAATAATATATCCGCCTTGTTTCAGATATTTACTATAATTATTAAAATCATTCATTACTCCTTCAAATGAATGGTCCCCATCTATAATAATCAGATCATATTCTTTCTCAGATTTCTTTATTATTTCTGGATCAGTTGAACTGCCTAAAATTTCTAAGTAGTTAGCAGATTCGATAATGCTTTGTCTTAATCTGGCTTTAGGATGAGAATTATCATCTATAAGAACCATATTGTCAGGAGAAAAATAATGGTTAAATACAAAAGTTGTTCCTCCTGCTGCAACTCCTATCTCAAGATAATTATGGATGACAGCTTTATTAGCCAAGAGATATTCTATGCATGGAGCCAATTCATCAGGAACTTGTTGAATATGTATTCCTCCCTCATAGCCCCCGCCAAAAGTAGGAATATGATCACTTCCCTTTTCTTCTATAAATTTTTCTATTGAAGCAGTCGTTGTTGACAAAATTCTTTCCCCCATTTCTCTCTGATTATATTTTCATTTCTAAGACATAACTCCTTATAATCAATTTCTCCTCTATTATCCATATCCGAAAGAGTAACACTCCCGATATGATGGACATACACTTCTTCGATAATCCCGATTTTCTTTCCTTTATCTTTAGCTCTTAAACAATATTCTATATCTTCTCCACAACACGGCCAATTTGAATCATCAAGTAAACCGATTTCACCTACCAATTCTTTTGAAAATGCCATGCAGAATCCTATTATCCAATTTACTTCGCTAACTATTCCATTGCTTGCTATAGATATATCCTTTGCAATGCTATCAAGTTCTTTTCTATTGCTATAAACTCTAGCAAACGTTTTCTGCATTCCAGCACAATAATTAGTAACAGGGCTAACAATAGAAAATCCTCTTTGTAAATACTTAACAAGCCTCCATTCCCAATCTGGAGTAACAATGACATCATTACCTAAAAGTATAATATATTCGCCTTTAGATATTTCTATACCTTGGTTAACAGCTTTTGGAAATCCTAGGTTTTCTTCGTTCCTAACAATATGGCAATTAATAGGAAGATTAATATTTTCAAATCTAGGATCAGATCCGTTATCTATTATAATTATTTCATGCTCAAGAGTAGTATTATCCTTTATACTATTGAGACATTCAATAGTAACCTCATGCTGATTATAACAAGGTATTATTATTGAAATCATGTTCTTTCCATCAGTATTAAATAATCTACATTATAAACCCAGGTTGAAAAGTCAATATCAAAAGTAAGTCTGGCTAGGTCTCTTCTCATATAAAGAAAAGTATTTCCTGTTACAGTAAGAGCACACCAATCATATAGAGATTTAAGATTTGTAAACATATCTTCAACCTCAACCGAAGATGTATTCTTAGAAACCAGGTCAAATTGAATTCTAGCATTTTCAAAATAATTAGTAAAATTCCAATCCGGAACATTACTAATTAAATGGTA